CATGGCAAATTCTGTTATTGGACTTGTTTCAGCTTATGCAGGTATGAAAGGTGTTCAAAAGTTGGTCAATCTTTCTGATGAATATGTTCAAACCAAGGCAAGATTGGATTTAATGAATGATGGATTGCAAACCACAGAAGAATTACAGGATAAAATATTTGCTTCTGCACAAAGGTCAAGGGCAAGTTTTCAAACACAAGCTGATATTGTTGCCAAACTTGGACAAAGGGCAGGTGATGCCTTTTCAAGTAATGATGAAACAATTATGTTTGCAGAAAATTTAAGTAAAATGTTTGTTATTGCTGGTGCATCACAACAAGAAATGGCATCCGCTTCTTTACAATTAACACAAGCATTAGGTTCAGGTGTACTTCGTGGTGAAGAATTAAATGCAGTTTTTGAATCTGCACCAAATGTAATTCAAGCAATAGCAGATTATTTGGATGTACCAATTGGTAAAATTCGTGAAATGGCATCTAATGGTGAGATTTCAGCAAGTGTTGTTAAAAATGCATTATTAGATGCAACAAATGATATAAATCAAAAGTTTGATTCCATACCAATGACATGGGGTCAAGTTTGGACAAATGTGTGCAATGAATTATATTATGCATCACAACCTATATTGGAATTTATAAGTTTACTTGCTGAAAATTGGTCAATATTAGAACCAATAGTCACTGGTGCAGCAATAGCAGTTGGATTATATACAGCAGCTTTATTAATAGGTAAAGGTGTAATGGTAGCACATAATATTGCTACAATGATGCATACTGCAATGACAAGTAGCTGGTCATTTGCAACATTCACAGCAACTGTTGCACAAAAAGGTTTAAATGCAGCACTTCTTGCATGTCCGTTGACATGGATTTTACTTATTATAATTGCAGTCATAGCAGCAATATATGCAGTTATCGCTGCTATAAATAAAATAACTGGTTCATCTATAAGTGCAACAGGGGTTATTGTTGGTGCATTAACAACTGCGGTTGCATTTATTTGGAATTTGTTCATAGGTTTACTTGATTTAGTCCTTGGTGTTGTCAATGCAATGGTCAATCCATGGATTTCTTTTGCAAACTTTTTTGCTAATTTATTTAATGACCCAATTGGGGCTATTGTGCATCTTTTTGGTGACATGGCTGATAGCATCCTTGGAATTATAGAAAGTATCGCAAAGGCACTTGACAAAGTATTTGGTTCAAATCTTGCTGGTGCGGTTCAAGGATGGCGAAGCGGTTTAAATAGTATGGTTGAAAGTGTTGCAAATCAATATGGTAATGGTTCATATGAGAAAGTCGCAGAAGAATTAAATTTGAGTTCTGAAAGTTTAGGACTTTCAAGATGGGCTTATGGTGATGCCTATAACACAGGATATGGATGGGGTGAAGGAATAGAAAATTCAGTTTCAGACATGTTCGGTGGTGGAACAGATTTTGATTATGATTTAGATAGCTTGAAAGATAGTGCAGCAAATACTGCAAATAATACTGGAAGTATAAAAGATTCTATTTCTGCATCAGAAGAAGATTTAAAATATCTTCGTGATTTAGCAGAACAAGAATCAGTAAATAGATTTACAACAGCAGAAATAAAGGTTGATATGACTAATAACAACAATATTAATTCAAATATGGATTTAGATGGTGTTGTTGATTATTTAGTAACAGGACTTAATGAAGCAATGGAAAAAGCAGCGGAAGGGGTGCATGTATAATGTATTATTTTTATTTAGGAAATATGCTATTACCAATTGCACCTTCCAAATTAACAGTAAAAATTGGAAATGAAAACAAAACACTTACTTTAATTAATGAAGGTGAAATAAATGTTTTGAAAAAGGCAGGATTAACAGAAATTGATTTTGATGCCACTATTCCAAATGTTGAATATCCATTTGCAACATATAAAAATGGTTTTCAATCTGCAAAAACTTTTCTTGATGCAATTGAGAAATTGAAAACAGACCAAAAACCATTTCAATTCATAGTAACAAGAACATTTCCAAATGGAAAAGCAATCTTTAATACAAACATGAAAGTTTCCCTTGAAAATTACACTATAAAAGAAGAAGCAAAACAAGGTTTTGATGAAACTGTCACTATAAAATTAAAACAATTTAGAGATTATGGAACAAAAACATGTAAAATAACACTTCCAAAAGCATCTAAACCAGTGGCAGTGACACCAGCACCTAAAAGGGAAACAACATCATCACCTGCACCTGTGAAACAGAATAAAACATATACAGTTGTAAGGGGCGATTGTTTGTGGAATATAGCAAAAAAATTCTATGGTAATGGTAGTCAATACACAAAAATATATAATGCAAATAAGGACAAAATAAAAAGTCCAAATTTGATATATCCTGGGCAAGTATTGACAATCCCTGTTTAATAGGGGGTGTATTTTATGGCGTATGAATTATTAATTCAAAATGGTGATAAAGTATATCAACCAGCAATTGAAGGGGATATTACTTGGAAAACTGAAAGAAAAGGTTACCCAGGTGAATTAAAGTTTAACATCATACAAGATGATGTTATAAATATCACAGAAGGTAATGCAGTAAGATTGAAAAAAGATGGTTCAAATATTTTTTATGGATTTATCTTTTCTAAAAGTAGTGATAAAGAAAAAATTGTTACAATTACTGCATATGACCAATTAAGATATTTTAAAAATAAAGACACCTATGTTTATGAAAATAAAACAGCAGGTGAATTAATAAAAATGTTAGCAAATGATTTTAATATGCAAACAGGAACAATTGAAGATACTGGTTATAAAATAGCATCAAGAGTGGAAGAAAATGCAACTTTGTTTGATATGGTTCAAAATGCATTGGATTTAACTGTTCAAAATAAAAAAGAAATGTATGTAATGTATGATGATTTTGGAAAAATAGCTTTAAAAAATATAATATCAATGGTTTTAGATTGTCTTATAGATGAAGAAACCGCTGAAAATTATAGTTATAAATCAAGTATTGATGAAAATACTTATAACAAAATAAAGTTGGTTCGTGAAAATGAAGAAACAGGGAAAAGAGATGTTTTCATTGCACAAAGTTCAGCAAACATGAATCAATGGGGTGTTCTACAATATTTTGATACATTACAAGATGGTGAAAATGGACAATCAAAAGTTAATGCATTACTTGAACTTTATAACAAGAAAACAAGAAATCTTTCAATTAAAAACATGTTTGGGGATGTAAGAGTAAGGGCAGGATGTTTGATACCAGTAAAATTAAATTTGGGTGATGTTAATTTATTAAAATTAATGCTAGTTGAAAAATGTACACATACATTCAAAGAAAGTGAACATTTTATGGATATAACACTTAAAGGGGGTGAATTTGTTGCTTGATACAAATGATTTATTAAATACAATGAAGAAATCTGCAATGGAAGCAAATGAAGCAGCTAAACCAGTTGGAATATTATTTGGTAAAGTGACAAGTGCTTCACCATTAAAAATAAATGTGGAACAGAAAATGACATTAAGTGATGCACAATTAATTCTTACTAGAAATGTGACAGATTACACAGTGAATATGACAGTAGACCATACAACAGAAAGGGCAACTTTAAATGCAAATCATTCACATGGTGCTACTGCACAAGTAAGTGTCAATTCTACAATTTCACCAAATGATAATAATGCAAAAATAACTAATAATGTTGATGCTAGTGTTGAAGTTGAAAATACTAACATCAATTTAAACCATTCACATTCATATAAAGGAACAAAATCATTCACTGTACATAATAGCTTGGTTCAAGGTGATGAAGTTATTCTTTTAAGAATGCAAGGTGGTCAAAAATATATTGTATTGGATAGGATAAAATCATGATTCCAAGTACAAATGATTTGTTAAATACAAATCTTGAAGTAGTAACAGAACCAAGCAAAAATTACAAAATGCATTTTACAAATAAATTCATAAATGGTAATTGGGATGAATTAGAAGCAATGCAACAAGTTATATATAAAATATTAAATACTGAAAGGTATCAATATATTATTTATTCTTGGAATTATGGAATTGAAACATTAGATTTATTTGGTGAACCAATTTCATATGTTTGCCCTGAAATTGAAAGAAGAATTACAGAAGCATTGATTCAAGATGATAGGATTGAATCAGTTGATTCTTTTGAATTTGATTATTCAAAGAAGGGAAAAGTGCATGTAAAATTCAAAGTTCATACCATTTATGGTGATACTGAACAAGAAAAGGTGGTGAATTATTAATGGCTTATGAAGATGTAACATATGAAGTGATATTGCAAAGAATGTTGGATAAAGTGCCAAACAATATGGATAAAAGGGAAGGTTCAATCATTTATGATGCACTTGCACCTGCTGCGGTTGAATTACAATTGATGTATATTGAATTAGATACAATATTAAGAGAAACTTTCGCAGATACTGCATCAAGGGATAATTTGGTTAAAAGAGCTGCTGAAAGGGGAATTATACCTGATGAAGCAACTTATGCAATATTAAAAGGTATATTCACACCAACATCATTAGAAATTCCAATTGGTTCAAGAT